TAAAGAATATTTTGAAGATTATGCTAGAGTATTTGTAGGTCAATATGATTATATATTTTATATTTCTCCTGAAGGTACTGTTATGGAAGATAATGGTGTTAGAGAAACTGATTTAGAATATAGAGATAGAATTGATCAAGCTATTATTAAAGCAATGAACACATATGGTCATAGATGTGAAAATGTACATATGTTAAAGGGTTCAACACCTGAGCGAATTGAGCAAATGTTAGGAGTAATTCAATTTTAAATATTTATAATAAAATATATATCATGCAAGATAATTTTAGTATTCGTAGTTGGAAAAACGAAAAATTATATAAAGAAGAATACGATGCAGCTGCTGCTAAAGTAAAAGAACAAGACGAACTAGAAGCAGATGATATTGAACTTGAAATCCCAGGTGATGAAAGCACAGCTACTGTAGATAAAGCTGTACAAGCTAAAGCATCTAAACAAGATCAAATAATTAAAGATTTTCAACGACTTCAAGCTCAAATGAAAACTCATTTAGAACTTTACAAAACATCTGAATCAGAAAAAAATAAAAAAACGGCATTACAAATGCTAACAAAACTTACACCTGAATTCCAGGCAGCTAAGGAAAAATACGAAAAACTAAAACGTGTCAAAATCTAATACACTAAATATAATTTTAGTAGTTATAATCATTTCACTGCTGTATGTATTATTTTTTACAGAAGATGAGGATTATACCCAAGAATATAATGCTAAAATAGAAGCATTAGAACAAAAAGTAGATTCTCTCCACCAGAAGAATACTGCCTTAGAATTTGAAGCAGATTCTCTAGAATTTGCTATTGAGGAATCAGATAAGAAAATTAAACAATTAAACACCAGAATATATGTTATCAAGAAAAAAACAAAAGAACAGCTTGATGCTGTTGATCTTTTCGGTGATGATGAGCTGGAACAGTTTTTCGCAAAGCGTTACAAACAGTCCAACGATTCAATTAACTAAGCCTATTGCTAAACTAGTAATAAAGGATTTAATACAATTTGATGGTTTGTCTGAAGAAATGCAAACTATGCAAACAATTCTAACAGAAACTAATAATAAACTTATTACACAGGGTGAATTAGTTGTTAATCTTAAAACACAGGTTTTAAATTATCAATCAATTATTGAAAAAAAAGACCAACAATTTACAACCCAAGAAGAATTAAGTAAAAGGTTACAAACTGATCTAAAAAAGCAAAAAATCCAAACTAAATTAATGGGTGGTGCTGGTCTTGTGTTAGCATTAGGAGCAGCTATTCTAATCAAATAATGGCTGAAAATTTAAAAAGTATAATAAAGCAAGAATTTATAAAATGTGCCCAAGATCCGGTATATTTTATGAAAAAATATTATACAATTCAGCACCCACAACGTGGTCGAATTAAATTTAACTTATACCCATTCCAAGAAAAAGTCCTTCAACATATGCATAAGGAGGACTATATCATTATTAATAAATCTCGCCAGTTAGGTATATCAACTTTATGTTCTGCCTATGCTTTATGGATGATGCTATTTAATAAGGATCGGAATGTATTATGTATTGCAACTAAGCAAGAAACAGCGAAAAACATGGTAACTAAAGTACGATTCGCGTACGATCAATTACCATCGTGGTTAAGGATAAAAACGGTTGAACATAATAAATTGTCGCTGAGATTAGCAAACGGATCACAAATTAAAGCCACAGCAGCAAGTTCAGATGCTGGGCGATCAGAAGCAGTATCTTTACTATTAATTGATGAGGCTGCTTTTATTGATGGAATTGATGAAATATTTGCCTCAGCTCAACAAACACTAGCCACTGGTGGTGGATGTATAGCATTATCTACACCTTATGGTACTGGTAACTGGTTCCACTCAACATGGGTTAAATCAGAAGCAAGAGAAAATACATTTATACCAATTAGATTACCATGGACTGTACATCCAGAGCGTAATCAAGATTGGAGAGATGAACAAGATATAATATTAGGGCCTAGAATGGCAGCACAGGAATGTGATTGTGATTTTAGTACCTCCGGGGATACAGTAATTGAACCTGATATATTAAACTTCTACGAAAAAACCTATATACAAGAACCAGTTGAACGTAGAGGAATAGATGGTAATCTATGGATATGGCAAATCCCAGACTACTCTAGGGATTATATGGTAGTAGCTGATGTTGCTCGTGGCGATGGAAACGACTACTCAGCATTCCATGTATTCGATATAGAAGAAGCAATACAAGTTGCTGAATATAAAGCACAAATCCAAACTAAAGATTATGGCAATTTATTATATGCTATAGCTACTGAATATAACGATGCTTTGCTTGTAGTAGAAAATGCTAATATTGGGTGGGCTGTAATACAGCAATTAATAGATAGAGGATATAGAAACTTATATTACTCACCCAAAATGGATGTATCAATGACCAACGCTGATCAATATCTTAGCAGATATGAAAATGGTCAAGGTATGGTTCCTGGATTTACAACATCAATGAAGACAAGACCACTTGTAGTTTCCAAATTAGTTTCGTATCTTCATGAAAAATCTGTAATATTTCGTTCAAAACGTCTGTTAGAGGAATTTAGAACATTTATATGGAAACATGGTAAAGCACAAGCACTATCAGGATATAACGATGATTTAACTATGGCATTTGGTATATCAATGTTTTTAAGAGATACAGCACTACACTTTAGACAACAAGGTGTAGATATGGTTCGTGCAACATTAGGAGGAATACATTCTACTAATCACGAAGCCCCTAGAATTTATAGTGGAAACCCACAAATAAAAAACCCTTATGAAATGGATAATCCATATGGAGGTAAAGAGGATATCTCCTGGTTATTAGGGTAATTAATATTTATATACATATACAATAAAAATGGCAGATACTTCATTATTTGGTAGATTAAGGAGATTATTCTCTACGGATGTAGTAATTCGAAATGTAGGAGGAAATCAACTTAAAGTAATTGATTCAAACCAAATACAGTCTTTAGGGCAGTTACAAACTAATTCACTGTACGATCGATTTAATAAATTATATAGCACCGTTGGAGGTCTAAACTTTACTAATCAACAACAAGTTAATTTCCCCTCTACAAGAATTCAATTATATACTGACTATGAAGCAATGGATACTGATGCTATTGTTGCTTCTGCTTTAGATATTGTATCTGATGAATCTTGTTTGCGAAACGATATGGGTGAGGTACTACAAATTCGCTCCGCAGATGAAACTGTACAAAAAATATTATACAACCTATTTTATGACGTTTTAAATATTGAGTTTAACCTATGGTCTTGGACTCGTAACATGTTAAAATATGGTGATTTTTATCTTAAATTAGAAATATCTGAAAAATTTGGTGTATATAATGTTGTACCATTTTCTTCTTATACTATTATTAGAGTAGAAGGTAGCGACCCTCAAAACCCATCAGATGTAAAATTTAAATACGATCCTAGCTATTCGGTATCTGAAAACCCATTAGGATTTCAACAAATATCACCTTCAATGGGTGTAAATACAGGCGAAGAAGTATTTTTCGATAATTACGAAATGGCTCACTTCCGCCTACTTTCAGATTTTAATTATTTACCATACGGAAGATCATATCTTGAACCAGGTAGAAAAATTTGGAAGCAAATGACATTGATGGAAGATGCAATGTTAATCCACCGTATTGTAAGAGCGCCTGAAAAACGTACTTTCTTCGTGAATGTTGGAAATATTCCACCAAATGAGGTAGAAACCTATATGCAAAGAATGATCAACAAAATGAAGAAAACACCATATGTTGATCCAAATACAGGTGATTACAATTTAAAATTTAATATGCAAAACATCTTGGAGGATTTCTATATTCCTGTTAGAGGTGGAGATGCAACAACAAGAATCGAGACCACAAAAGGTTTAGATTATGCTGCTATTGAAGATGTTACATACCTAAGAGACAAATTATTTGCAGCACTTAAAGTACCAAAAGCTTATTTAGGGTACGAAGCTGATCTAGAAGGTAAAGCTACACTTGCTGCTGAAGATATTAGATTTGCTCGTACAGTAGAACGTATTCAAAAGATATTAATATCTGAATTAACTAAAATTGCTTTAGTACATTTGTATGCTCAAGGATATGATGGGGCTTCATTAACAAATTTTGAACTTTCATTAACTACTCCTTCTATCATCTATGATCAAGAAAGAATAGCATTATTAAAAGAAAAAGTTGAATTAGCCAATCAAATGCAGGAATCTAAATTAATGCCTACTGATTGGATATATGATAATATTTTCCACTTTAGTGAAGATCAATATCAAGAATATAGAGATTTAATTATCGAAGATCAAAAACGTGCATTTAGACAAGCACAAATTGCAGAAGAAGGGAATGATCCTGCTGAAACAGGCGAAGCATACGGAACACCCCATGCTTTAGCCTCATTATATGGAGCAGGTAGATACCCAGGAAGTAAAGGAGTGCCACAAGGATATGGTGTAAATGATTCTGAATACCCAGATGATGCACTTGGTCGCCCAGGAGAAAATGCCTCCAACTATAATACACAAGATAGTAATTTAGGTAAAGATACTTTAGGTAAAGATAGAATGAAAGGTAGAATGGGAGCTGAAGAAAGACCTGGATTATCAAATACAGGTTTAACAATAGAAAATTTAAGTACTAAAGCTGTATTTGCCAAAAACGAAAAAAGTTTAAAAGGAATGTTCCCAAAACAAAAAGTATCTCTTTTTGAAGGTGAAAAACTTTTAGATGAAGACCAAATTCGTGAAGAAGTTAAATAAATTTAATATTTATTACCAGTAGCGCACTACTTATGAAAATAAAACATAACAAGTACAAAAATACTGGAATTTTGTTTGAACTGCTAGTAAGAAAAATTACTGCAGATACTCTATCAAGCGGCAATTCCAAAGCGGCTTCGCTAGTGAAAAAATATTTTACTAAAAGCGAGTTAGCAAATGAAAACAAACTCTATCAAACTGTTAACAATTCAATCTCTCTCTCAGAAGGTAAAGCAGAGGCTGTATTATCTACAGTACTTGAATTATCTAAAAAATTAGATAGAGATAGATTAGCAAAAGAAAAATATAATTTAATTAAAGAAATTAAAGAAAATTTCGATTTAAATGACTTCTTTCAAGCTAAAATTAAAAATTATAAGCTACTAGCTTCTACTTATGTTCTGTTTGAATCATCAAACAACAAAGGATTTGGAAACCCCGAATCCATTATTACCTCAAAAATTACCATTTTAGAACACATCACTTCTACCCCAGATTCTAAAATGTCCTTATCACCATTAGTAGAAGAACTAATGTCATTAGATAAAGGTACACGTGCGCTTACCTATAAAATAATGCTCGAAAAATACAACACAAAATTTGACGGGTTAACTAAAGAACAAAAAGAAGTATTAAAAGAATACATAAATAGTGCTACAGATGCCCCAAAACTTAAAGAATTTTTGAATTCTAAGTTTAAAAGTATATCTACTACGCTGAAAGAAAACGTAGATAAAATAGAGGAGCCGGCACTAAAAATTAAAATCCAAGAAGTTATAAATTTAATTGAACCTATTCTAGAGACTAGAAAGTTAAAAGATGATCACTTAGTTGCGCTACTACAATATCTCGATCTTTCTAATGAAATAGAGACAGTATGAAATTAAAAGTAACAGGATTAAAAAAAGAAATGAGCACCACTGGTACTGGTGCTTCCTTTACACCTGGTGTAGGTGCACAATATGCTTCTCCTAAAGCGTTTAAAAAACGTAAAGATGAAATTGGTGAACCTTTTACTACTCCAAATCCATCTGTCCCCAATAGAAAATCTAAATTTATAGATTACAAACAATTATTTGAGGATGCTGTTAAAGAACTTTATAGTCCAATAAAGGATATGACTAGTAGTCAAGCTAATATTGGAGACAATTCGGGTTACGATATGGATACCCAAGATGCCGCATCTGTATTAGAAAGAGAAGTTGGAGATACAGAAACTGGTAGGGGTATTAAAACAACCGTATCCGATATTAATCCCGAAACTGGAGCTATATCATGGGATGTAGAATATGTTCCTGCTTTTGATTCTGTTTATAAAGAATTTGATGACTTACGTAAAGTAATTGCTGTTTTAGATCAAAAAACAGACGATAAAGTAGTAGACGATATTGCTGCTAAAATAAAAGCAGAATTTAACAGATATCGTACCCACATCAGAAAAAACTACCCAGAAGCATATAAAAGATTTACTATAAACGAAGCTCGTTATAGCCAATTTAAAAGAGAATCTCAATTCCGTACACCTACACAACAACTACACTCAGCTGTACGTGAAATAAGACGTAAAATTGACGAAATGTCAAAGGTTGTAGCATTTACAGAAAGAATGCGTACGGAACTTAAAGCAAGTAATGAAGGTATGTCATACCTAAATCGTACTCGTGAAGCCATTTCTAAAATAAACGAAAAATTACAAGAATTAAATAACAGAATTAAAGGTTTAACTGAATAATGGCAAAAGGTTTAACGCTTGGTAACTATTTCGCCAAGCCAAAGAAAAAACGTCCCGGTGTACACGCTAAAAGCAAAACATCAAAATTAAAAAGTAGTAGAAATTATACCAAAACCTATAGGGGTCAAGGTAAATAAATATTTATATACATGACAACACAAGACTTATATACCAAATTGGTAGCTGGCGATATTACAGAACAAAAGTTCTTGTATGAAGTGCGTCGTGACGCTAGATTGCCCTGGATTACCTCATCTAACAATTTCACAGATACAGTAAAGATCCTTAAAAATAAGGGTATGATATCTGAAAAACAGGCAAAAGAATCTACAGGAAAACAAGAAGTAGATATTATCGCTAAAACTATTGATATGGTTAACCCATATGAATATTCTAGAGGTATGGATATGGAATTAGGTGTTGAAAACGAAGCCGTAGGTAATTCTGAAATTACAGAAGACGACGTTTTAAAAGCCCAAAAGAAAGTACTTAAAAATCTTACCAAAGACCCTAACTATTACTCTAAAAAGAGAATAGCATCTATGGGTGATAGCGAATACGAAGTAGAAGTAAACGCAAAATCTATTGCTGCTTTAGAAAAGCAAAAAGGTAAAATTATCCGCGAACACGGAGAAGAATACGATAGAGTATCAGATGTAAACGCTGATTCAACTCCACTAGAAGAAGATAGTGTTGAAGAACTAGGTAGAACTAGAGATGCTATCTATGAAAAATACGCTAAAAAATATGGTGTAGATGTAGATGAACTTAAAGATAAAGTTGAAGCACGTAAATTAGAAGCAATTGAAGTTGGAGACGAAGATACAGCTATAGCTGTTCAAAAGAAATCACCTGATTCTGATGTTCGTATAGTAAAAAAGTAAGATGGCTCAAAAACTATTAATAGAATATTCCGTATTTACACCTAAAAATACTCAAATTACAGAGGGTATTTCTGGGAATAAAAATATGATGGTTGAAGGTGTTGTTCAACGTGCTGAAGAATTCAACCACAACGGAAGACGCTATCCATTTGAGATACTAAAAAGAGAAGTAGACAAATATATAGGTGGCCCCATTGCTGAAAATAGAGCACTTGGTGAACTAGACCACCCAGAATCATCTGTCATCAACTTAAAAAATGCTTCTCACAATATTAAAGAGTTATATTGGGATGGAAACGATTTAATGGGTAAAATTGAAGTTTTACCTACTCCATCAGGCAATATATTAAAAGAATTATTCAATAATAATATTACTGTTGGAATTTCATCTCGTGGTATGGGTTCTGTTAAACCTTTAGGTGAAGGTAGAGTAGAGGTAGACGATGATTTCGAATTATTATGTTGGGATTTTGTTTCTACACCCTCTACACATGGTGCTTTTATGAAACCTACTGGGTTAAACGAAAGTAGAAACTACAACACTAACAAATATACAAAACTACACGAGATAATTTCAGATATTATCTGCACTCAGTCAGGTATTTGTTGCCTACGCTAAATTTCCTTATTTTTTTACACTCCCTATATATTTATCTACAGATAAGATAGATATTCCCAATAATATCTCACTCAAGATATAAACTCTTATATTACTTCCCTTAATAAGTAATCCCGACAAAATTTTATTACAATGTCAAACACAAAGTTTTTCAACGATGCTATCGCTGAAGCTAAAGCTATTCGTGAGACTGCTCTAGCCAATGCCAAACTCGCTCTTGA